TTCTCGAACAAGTCCCCTAAAATTATTATTCATAAATCTTTATTTCCTTCTAACTGTTTAGCTTAAAAAGAACATTTGTACGTTATTAGCTTCAGCTTGTGTGAGTTTTGTTTTCATTGTTTTATTGATTATTAGCCCAAGCAAAACCTTGAGGGTTAGATGTTAGAGAGGTAGAACGTAAGATAAAACCAACATCTTCCGTATCGCTTGCTAAAGTGTAACCAATAATGGCGTCTACAGTTGCACCTGCATTAACGTTGGTGTTTCCCATATTCACTAAATCTTGATTATCAACATTAGCCATTTGGGTATTAGCACCATTTAGGCTTTCTGTAGTCGTTCCGTCAGTTTGTTGCACATCCCAGTCAACCACAAATCCCATATATGGACTAGTAGGTGTATCTCCATTATTTGTAAAGCTCATTTCAATTGTAATAATTGGGCTACCGTCTAAACTGCCTGTGGTTTTAGTGATATTTTTAATAACATAACTATTACCACTAGGGACATCAGTAGTATAAGGATATGATACATAAGCGCTACTTGGATAAGTAGTCGTTTGCTCTGTTGACTCTACGCTGCTACCTGATGTTGTTTGTTCTGTCGTTGTTGATGAACTAGAACTGCTACTAGATGAATCGCTACTTGAATTAGAAGAACAAGCACCAAGTACAGCAACTGACAAAAGGGTAATCCCGAGTAAACTAATTTTTTTCATTGTTTTTCTCCATTCTCAGCTTTTAATGTGGTTCAGTTTTTGCACGTAGTTTTATTTTTCTGCTATAAATTCAAGAATTATTTCAGCAAGTTTTTCTTTTTCTTCCTCACTCATAGGTGGGTCATTTGGGTCGTCTACTGAGTATTCAATAGGGTGCCATTCACCATTTACCTTTATCCACTCACGACGTCTATTGCAATGGCAATCTAAATCATGGCAGACAATTTCCATTGGTCTAGTTTCTGATTCCATAATCGTCATCTCCCTCTATAAATATCTACGACTTCCCCAATAGTCCTAATGTCATCATTTTCAGATAGTGGAATATCGTCATATTCCTTATTTAACGATTCTAAATAATCACCTTTTAACTTCTTGACGTAATTTTCGCCGTTGACTTTAAAAATCCCGATTTTATTTAAATCTACTTGATTTTTTAATTTAATAAAAAGGAAATCACCATTTTTAATTTTTGGCTCCATTGAATGACCAACGACGATAGCGATAGTGTCGTACTCGTCTTCATCTGGTATCTCATCAGCGTCAAAGTCAACCATTGTGTCGTAATCATCTTCTTGCCAGTAACCAGTGCCAGCTGATACTTTACCAGGAGCAGGCAAGCTCACACGTTTTCTAGTATCATATTCAGCACGTTTTTCTTGAATATCAATAACTTTGCCTTGTTCTTCGGCTAAAAGCTTTTCTGATGTCTGTACAAGCTTATTTTTACGACTATCATTTAACTTATTATAGTTGGATAATAAGATTGCTTGACGAGGGTCAAAATTGACTTTAGTTATGTTCTGTTTTGGTTTTGCCGATTCAATCGGCGGAAATAAGTCATCAATCGAAATATCGAAAGCATTAGCCAATTTAAATAATGTATTTTTCTTTGGGGTACGTAGCCCTTTTTCGTAATTAGCAATAGTAGTATCGCCCATTCCAACTGCTTTTGCTAATTCTTTTTGAGTTAGTCCTTTTAACTTTCTATATTCTTTTATTTTATTTCCGATATAGATTGCTAATTCTTCATCTGTCATAGCTTCACCTCCTTTATTTGATTAAATTATAACACAAAAATTCACGTTTTGAAAAGTTTTTTTACTTTTTCGCAAAAAAACTGTTGACACTTCACGAAACGTGAAGTATAATATAGTCAAGGTTAAGGAATTAACCGAAAGAAAAAGAGGAAGGAAAGTAAACAATGGATATTAACGAAGCTAAACAAAAACTATCCGAACTTGAAGAACGAATAGCTGAAACTGAAAATCAAATTGCCAACGATAAAATCACTCTTTTGTATCTAAAAGGGTATTTGGATGGACTTGATTTTGCAAGACAGAATGATTATTAATTTTGTTTGTAGAAATATCAAATGTATTACTATTTGCTTTTAAAAGTTGTTGAGTGCTCAAAGAGGGTGTAGCTATAGAATTAGATTCAGTACGTTTTAACAGAGTATCAAGTTTTTCGTTGATAATATCGAAATCAGTTTTAGCAACTTTTCTTTGAGATGGCATTACAAAATCTTTGAATTCCAAAATCATATTTTTAAGTTGTGTTTTTGAGTTTTCAATAGCAGAAACGTCTGTATCATAAAAAACAGTTCTATTTGTTACAACATCAAAAGGTAGTTTCTCTGTATGTTCAATGATTGGTACTAATGGTAAATTCAGAGCTTGACGATAGCCTAATTCATAAAAAGCATTAGCATTATATCCTGTCATATCAGCTATGACTAAATCATCATTTTTAAGATGATTGATGATGCTTTCATTAATGCTACCATTTGTAGTCTCTTGGTCAACTCTGATAACATTATAATCTAAATCTTTGCAGACTGGTTCAATTAAATATTGAAGTACTTTGTCAGCATGAGAACGTTCAGGACTTCCGTTTTGTCCAATTGCGGTTACAACAAAACAATTTTTTTGAAGCATAATATTTTTCTCCAATCATTTTTATTTAATTATACCATTTTAGAAAGGGGTGAGGGCATGCAAATAAAATTGTACGAATTACGTAAGGAAGCTGGTTTGACACAAGCACAAATGGCTGAAAAATTAAATATTTCCGAAACGACTTATCGCTCAAAGGAACTAGGTCAGACAGATTTCAAACTAAGTGAAATGTTTAAAATCGCCAATTTTTTTCAAAAAAATATTGGTGATATTTTTAGCGAAACAACTTCACGAAACGTGAATAAGAGGGCGTAATTTATCCCCTCTCAGCTAGTAGTTACGGCTCTAGCAAGTTAACAAGTAAGTCATTAATCAAAACGGTAATAATTTTCAATAAAATCTCCTCATTTATTTTTTAAACTGATTCCCTTAAAACTTTAATTCACCAAATCAAAATGACTTGCTAGGGCTATAACTGCTAGTTGAGAGCAGTAGAACAGAATTAGAAAGGACGGTGCATGTATTTTGGACACAAAAAAAGCGACTGACGGCAATCAGTCGACAAACAAATAAAACTTTACTTAGATTATATCATAAACTGGAGGTTTTAGCTATGCAACCATTAGAGCTAGTGAGAATCAAAGATATCATCATTGAAAAAGTAAGTGCTAACGATGAAGAACTATCTCGTATTTTTGGGTTGACAGAACGAACTTGCGCCGACAGACGTCGTGAGATGACTAGATTGCCAAGTCAAACTAAAGCTCTTAGAGATGGTGGAACAGTAGTAACAATCAAAGGCTTTGATGAATATCTACAATATCGCGGCACATTAGCATGGAAAAAAGAAATGCAAAAGATGAATAAAGCGAGGAAATAACAATGAAAAAACTAATTAACTTGATTTTTGCAAAATCTAAAAAACAAGAAGAACTACAGCAAGTGTGGACAATCGAACGAAACGGTTGGGAAGCAAGTGCTAAAGCTTATAACCAAACACACAATATCCACAATGGATTGATTTAGGTGATAAACATGATACAAGAAGTTATTAATGAAAATGCGTTCTTGAAAGACGAAAACAGACGTCTTAACAACGAACTGACGAAACATTACTTTGCAACAGTCGCAAAAGCAAATTTACTCGACATCATCATTGCTGAAGGCTACATCTTGTCATCAACACTTGAGAATGTATCAATCAGCTTGATGAAATTGACCAGTTAGAAATTAGAAAGGCTATGACAAATGGTGACAATTAATAAATTAGAAATTGAGAACGTCAAACGGATTAAAGCGGTCAAAATTGAACCGTCAGCAACTGGATTAACCGTAATTGGTGGGAATAATAACCAAGGTAAGACCAGCGTGTTGGATTCGATTGCTTGGGCATTAGGCGGTAACAAATACAAACCAAGTAAAGCAGAGCGTGAGGGTTCCATGGTACCGCCAACGCTGAAAGTGACTTTGTCAAATGGCTTGATTGTTGAACGTAAAGGTAAGAATAGCTCGCTTAAGGTGATTGACCCGAACGGACAAAAAGCGGGGCAACAGTTGCTTGATAGTTTTGTAGAAGAATTAGCTATCAATTTGCCTAAATTCATGGAAAGCACACCAAAAGACAAGGCTAACACGCTTTTGCAAATTATCGGTGTCGGTGACCAACTGGCTGAATTGGAGCTAAAAGAAAAGGAAATCTACAATCAACGTCATGCAATTGGTGTGATTGCCGACCAAAAGGAGAAGTTCGCCAAAGAACAGCCATACTACCCAGACGCACCGAAAGAGCTTGTCAGCATTTCAGAACTTATCCAACAACAGCAAGCTATCTTAACTAAGAATGGTGAGAACGCTCGTAAACGTCAAAACGTGACAGTCATTCAACAAAACTACGACTTCAAGAAAGCCGAAGTAGAGGACTTCAAACAAAAATTAAAACAAGCTGAAGCGCAATTGGCACAGCTTGAAAATGATTTGTCTATTGCGCAAACGGACGCTATGGACTTGCACGACGAGTCAACAGCTGAAATTGAAGAAAATATTGCACGTATTGACGAAACTAATCGACGTGTTCGCGCTAATCTTGATAAAGATAAAGCAGAAGACGACGCCAAACAACAACGTGAACAATACAATCAATTGACTAATGAAATTGAAGCTGTTCGTCAGCAGAAAACAGACTTGTTAACTAACGCAGACTTGCCACTTGAAGGCTTGTCAGTTAACGACGGTAAGCTTTTGTATCAAGGACAAGAGTGGGATAACATGAGCGGTTCACAGCAACTCATGGTGGCTACTGCGATTGTCCGCAAGCTCAAACCAGAATGTGGCTTTGTTCTGATTGACAAGTTGGAACAAATGGACCAAATCACACTTGAACAGTTTGGCACTTGGTTAGAACAAGAGGGCTTACAAGCCATTGCCACAAGAGTATCAACTGGCGAAGAGTGCGCTGTCATTATCGAAGACGGTTACTCAGTCGTTAACGAAGCACATCAACAATCAACAACAGCTAAGCCAGCATTCACAGCAGGCACATTTTAAAAAGGAGAATAACAATGAAACAAACTAAAACTTTTATCGTCTTTCGTGATAAAAAAACAGGAGCTTTTCTAGTGGATTATCAAAACAAAAAATCTTCCTTAGCTTTTAAATCTACCTGGAGTGATGATATTGAAGATGCAATTAATATCACAAAAGAAAAATTTGAGGAAGAAAACGAACGTTACAAAGGGATGTTAGACGTCTTTGGCGCAGAACCAATTGAAGTCAAAGCAGAATACACGCTCACAACGTTAGATGGCAAAGAACCAGAGGAAATTAAAGCCAACAATCAAAGTAAAGCTAAAATGCTGTTTGATGCACTTGATGACATTTTTGGAGGTGATGATTAATGCAAATTACAAAAGGAAAACGCGCACGAGCCCAAAAAGTAGTCGTCTATGGTCCCGAAGGAATTGGAAAATCAACCTTTGCGGCACAATTTCCAGAACCGTTATTTATCGACACGGAAGGCTCAACCGACAACATGGACGTCTCACGCTTGGACAAGCCGTCAAGCTACACCATGCTTAAAAATGAAATTGCTTGGGTGAAAGCTAATCCAACTGTTTGCAAAACACTTGTTATTGACACGATTGACTGGGCAGAAAGCTTAGTCATTGCAGATGTCTGCGCACAACATGGCAAGAAAGGTATTGAAGATTTCGGCTGGGGAAATGGTTACACATACACTAAGGAAGAAATGGGTCGTCTGCTCAATCAACTTGGTGAATTGGTTGATTTAGGTATCAATGTTGTGTTAACAGCACACGCTCAAATGCGTAAATTTGAACAGCCAGACGAAATGGGAAGCTATGACCGTTGGGAGTTGAAACTCGGTAAAAAGACAAGTTCACAAACTGCACCACTTGTTAAAGAATGGGCTGATATGGTTCTATTTGATAATTATAAAACAGTCGTCATGACGGCGGATAATGGCAAGAAAAAGGCTACTGGTGGGCAACGTGTTCTATACACGCAACACCATCCAGCTTGGGATGCGAAAAACCGTCACGGCTTGCCAGAGGAAATGCCGTTTGACTATGCAGGCATTGCACACATCTTTGATCAAGCACCTGCGCAACCACAGCCACAGCCTACACCTCAACCACAACAAACAGCGCCAGAACCTGCTCCACAAGCACCAGCACAGGAACAAACACCAACTGCCGAACCAGCGCCTGATAGTTTGACACAGCCTGCGCCAGAACGTCAACCTTACCAAGAGCCTAATTTAGCCTTACCACAAGCACTGCGTGATTTGATGATACAAAATCAAGTCACAGAGCTTGAAGTCCAAAAGGCAGTTGCTCAAAAGGGCTACTACCCTGAAGACACGCCAGTTATCATGTACGACCCAGGATTTATTGACGGTGTTCTTATTGGCGCTTGGGACCAAGTGTTTAGCATGATTAAAGATAATCGTATCTTGCCATTTTAGAAAGGAATAACAATGGATAAAACAATTAAATTAGACTTATCAGCTATCGGTGAAGGGAGTCTACAAGAAAAAGTAGACAAAGAGCTTGTAAAAATCTTTGATAATATTCTTGATCCAAACACCGAAAGCAAACCAGCGCGTAAGTTAACGATTACGCTCACAATGAAAGCTGACGAAAGTCGTCAAACGGTTAGCACAGCAATGGAAGTGAAATCAACACTAGCACCTCAAAAAGGAACGGCTACGACAGTTCTTGTTGGTCAGAAAGACGGTAAAGTCTATGCTAATGAGTTGCTTAGTAGCATGCCTGGTCAAACTTACTTTGACAATGAAGCAGTTTTGCGCACTGACATTGGCGAACCAATCGAAGCGCTAGAAAAAGGCATTAATGAAGATGTCATTGATTTTAATAAACAGAAAGCAGGTAATTAATTATGTCAGAAAACATTAAAGAAGCAATCGCGTACGGCGTTGAGTTAGCAAGTCGCGAAGAAAAAATCATCACAGTTGATGACAAACATTACTATGATGACTCAAAAGCTAATCTTGTTGAGCTTGAACCGAAACTTTATCCAGATGTACTTGAATTATGCACGCTTGATAGTTTAGTCGACTACCTTAAATCAGGACTTAACAACACCAGCTTTCAACGTTTAATGGTTATTGTAGAAAGCCCAACTCAAGTGTCTGTCTATACTGAAGATGATGAAAAAGCAGTACGTACACGTCTTGTTAGCGTTGAAGCACGTATCCCAAGCATTCAATACGGTTACTACATGTCATCAACTGACTTCAACGTTTACCTGCAATCAAAATTTGAAGATACAGATGACCGTGACGTTGTTTTGAATTTTGCAAGTGCGCTTAAAATTGAGAATGGTTCAGAAATTGTTGATAACGGTGTTAGCCAAACAACGACTGTCAAAACTGGGGTAGCTAACTTAGCAAAAGCGAAAGCACCAAACCCAGTCCTGCTACGTCCATATCGCACGTTTGCTGAAGTGGAACAACCAGCTAGCCAATTTGTATTTCGTATCGATAAAAATGCAGAAATGGCATTATTTGGTGCAGATGGTGGCAAATGGCACTTAGACGCAATCAACAACGTTGCTAACTACTTGAAAGCACAACTTGCAGAGCAAGGCAATATTACAATTTTAGCTTAATCAAAAGGAGAAATTAACATGACACAATTTAACAATAACTTTGACCATGAACTCGGCTGGGATGATGAAATTACCACAGACGCCAAAGAATTCGTACAGCTTGAACCTGGAGACTATCAATTCACAGTCACTAATCTTGAACGTGGACGTCACACACCAAACCCACAAAATCCAGGAAAATTGCCAGCCTGCAACAAAGCAACTATTACTATTGTGATTGAAACTGCTGAAGGTGAAGCACAATTAACACACAACTTATTCTTGCACACGTCAACAGAAGGTATGCTATCAGCGTTCTTTGGCGCAATCGGTCAAAAGAAACATGGTGAACCACTTCGCATGAATTGGAACAGCGTTATCGGTGCAAAAGGTGTTTGCCGAGTAAACAAACGTAAAGGTACTGGACAATATGCTGATCGTGAATATGACAATATTAGAGCCATGATTTACGCTGACGACGTCGACTGGACAAAAGTGTTGAACGCAAACGTACAACCGCAACAGCCAACTTATCAACAACCAGCACAAAATTATCAAACAACACCAACGCAACCAGCACAACCTCAACAATACCCACAACAACCACAAGCACCGCAACAACCTGCAGGATTTCAAGCTGGGCAATTTTAAGAGGTAATCTATGGAACTTAGAAAATATCAAGAAGAAGCCCGTGAAGCTGTTCAGCAAGAGTGGGAAGAGGGGAGAAAGCGAACGCTGCTAGTCCTTCCTACTGGGTGCGGTAAGACTATCGTATTTTCTAAGATCATTGAAGACCGTGTGAGAATGGGCGAGCGGGTGCTCGTCCTAGCGCACAGGTCGGAGCTCTTAGAACAAGCTAGCGATAAGTTGAAGACTGCTACTGGCTTAGGAACAGCATTAGAAAAAGCAGAAAGCACGTCTATTGGTTCATGGTTTCGTGTCGTTGTCGGTTCAGTTCAAACCTTGCAACGTGAGAAACGACTCAGTCAATTTCCACCAGATTATTTTGACACGATTGTGATTGACGAAGCTCACCATGCTATTTCAGATGGCTATCAACGAGTATTACAACATTTTGAATCTGCTAATGTGTTGGGTGTTACAGCAACGCCCGATCGTGGTGATAAACAAAATTTAGGCAAATTCTTCGATAGTCTCGCTTATGAATATTCAATTGTTGACGCAATCAAATCTGGCTATTTGTCAAAAATTACAGCAGTTACTATACCGTTAACATTGGACCTATCAAGCGTCAGTCAACAAGCTGGTGATTTCAAAGCTAGCGAAGTTGGCACAGCGTTAGATCCATATCTAGAACAAATCGCAGATGAAATGGTTAAGCAATGCGCAGACCGCAAAACAGTTGTGTTCTTGCCACTTGTCAAAACGTCTAAGAAATTTCGTGACATTTTAAATGCAAAAGGTTTTAAAGCCGCCGAGGTTAACGGTGAATCAGAAGACCGTGCGGAAATTTTAGAAGACTTTGACAAAGGTAAATACAATGTTCTTTGTAATTCCATGCTTTTGACTGAAGGTTGGGACTGTCCAACTGTTGACTGTGTTGTAGTATTACGACCGACAAAAGTAAGAGCATTATACAGCCAAATGATTGGGCGTGGTACTCGTTTAGCAACTGGTAAGGAAAATCTTTTGATTTTGGATTTCCTTTGGCACACAGAACGCCACGAACTATGCAGACCAGCGCATCTAATCACTGACAACCCAGAAGTGGCTAAGAAGATGGTTGAAAATATGGCTGAACAAACTAACCA